AAATACAGGGAAAAAACATCCTTATGCGTTTAGTTTTGGCAAAGATGAAAACTGGATGATAGCTCAAATGCATAGGGCTTCTGAAAATAATCCTGCATATGATGTACTTAAAAATGATGCTGGTAAAATAATAGGTGCTTCTGAAAATGGTGTAAAATATTATCACGCTAATTCTAAGATTGGCAATCCTATTACTAATCACCCTGAAGCTGCAAAAATTTCTAAGTTTGTATCCGTTGCAAAAAATGCAAAAGCTAATATTCCACAATCTCTTATGAAAATGTTTCCAAAAGGTTTTGATACAAATTTACTAAGAAACGATAGAGCCTATACAGATTTATTACAATGGTTAGATAATTCACAAGGAAGAAGATTAACAAACAACGCTATTAATGTTCACCATGCCGGAAAAGGTGGAGTAAGAGGTAATCCAGCTTTAGCCAAAGATTTACAATTATTAACAAGTCAAGATAATATAACTGCCGAAGTAATTAAAAATCAAATTTTAAAAAATGATTTTTCTAGAGTGCAAGAATTAAAAGATAAAGGAATTAGATTAAAGGTAGGTGGTAAACAATATGGTGCAGGCATTGAAACTCCAGAACAAGGTTTAAGAAGAATTGAAACACAAGCTGGTACAAAATTAACAGAAAAATTAAAAGCAGATCCTGAACTTAAAGGGTTTAAAAAATTTTTAGAACAAGATGTTGTTAAAAGATTTAGAGATGCTAATATTCCATGTCCAAAAGGTGGTGGTGGTCAGTGTACTTCAATTATTGATTATCAAAAAGGATACAATAAACTTGTTAAAGAAGCAGCTGATGGAAGCAAAGATGCAATTCAGAAATTAGGTAAGTTTACAAAAAGTATGAGAGCACTTACAGGCGCTGCTAAGTGGACTGGTTATGGTCTGTTAGCTGAAGCAGGTTTTATGATTCCTTTTGCAGTTGGAGATTATGCAGCAGGTAAATCATGGAAAAGAATTATTGGTAATGCAACTGATTATGGCTTTGGTCCTATCTTTGGTGAATCAGAACAAGAAGAATTTGAAGCAGCGCTTCCTAAAGGATCAGCAGCTGTACAAAGACAAAATATTTTAAAAATTGGTGAGGAAATAAATAGAATGGATGAGAAACTGGGTCTTGTAGAATCAGAGACGCAGCGTCCAATAAATCCTGGTTATGGAAGAGTGGGATTTGAAAAAAAAGCACCTAAACAAAGACAAAAAGTTTATGAGGATAAGTGGGACCAATATCTTTTAAACATGCAACCATTTATGACAGGACCTGCAGGGAAATATTATGATCAATCTTTAATGAAGAAAGCTGAACAAGATGAGATAGATGCTTATGCTAAAATAGCACAAGACAATGCAGCTAGAAAACAAGATAGAATATCTGAAGGTTGGATTGCTGAAGACGATTGGATGGTTGGTGGTGATACTAGAGGTTATATGGGTGGTGGAATAGCGAATTTGAAAAAGAAATGGTAAAAGAAAACCCAACACTTGTTAAAAACATGAAGCATGTTAAATGGAACTCGATACCCCCTTTAAAAGGGCCTAATCCACAAGGCTTGATTAAAGTAGTAAAAAAGGATAAGAAGAAACAGGAGAATTTAAATGGCAGAAATAGATAAAGGTCTCCCAAACGTTAAACGACCAGATGATGAAGTTGCAGAGGTTGTTAACTTAGAGGAACCTGAAATACAAAAAGGACCAGTTGAAGTTACTGAAGATGAATTCGGTGCTACAATTGATTTTGATCCAAATGCAATGCCTTTACCAGAAGAAGGTGATCACTTTGCAAACTTAAATGATTTATTACCAAATGATATTAGCGATCCAATCGGTGGTAGATTAGAAGCTGATTATAGAGAATATAAAGCTTCTCGTGCTGATTGGGAAAGAGCTTATACTGTTGGATTAGATCTTTTAGGATTTAAATACGAAAATAGAACCGAACCTTTTCAAGGAGCAAGCGGTGCAACTCACCCAGTATTAGCAGAAGCTGTCACACAGTTTCAAGCTTTAGCTTATAAAGAATTATTACCAGCTGATGGACCAGTTAGAACTCAAATCATGGGAGCAACTAATCCACAAAAAGAACAGCAGTCACAACGTGTTAAAGATTTCATGAATTATCAATTAATGGATAAAATGAAAGAGTATGAACCTGAATTTGATCAAATGTTATTTTATTTACCACTTGCAGGATCTACATTTAAAAAAGTTTATTATGATGATTTATTAGGTAGAGCAGTTTCTAAATTTATACCAGCTGAGGATTTAATTGTTCCATACACTGCAACATCTTTAGAAGATGCAACTTCTGTGTGTCATGTAATTAAAATATCAGAAAATGATTTGCGTAAACAACAAGTAAATGGTTTTTATTCTGATATAGAATTACATAAACCTCAAGACGTAGTTACAAATGAAGTTAAGAAAAAAGAATTAGAATTAGAAGGTTTAACTAAATCACAAAGAGTTGAACCTATGTATACAATTTTAGAATTCCACGTAGACCTTGATTTAGAAGGTTTCGAAGATGTTGGCCCAGATGGTGAACCAACAGGAATAAAATTACCTTACATCGTTACACTCGAGCAAGGTAGTCGGAAGGTTCTTTCTATTAGAAGGAACTTCGCGCCCAATGATCCATTGAAAAATAAGATCCAATATTTCGTCCATTTCAAATTTCTGCCAGGACTTGGATTTTATGGCCTTGGACTCATTCATATGATTGGCGGATTGAGTCGTACTGCAACTGCGGCTCTCCGTCAGTTATTAGACGCGGGAACATTATCAAATCTTCCGGCAGGATTTAAACAAAGAGGTGTCAGAGTAAAAGATGATGCTGCAAACATACAACCAGGTGAATTTAAAGATGTAGATACACCAGGTGGAAACTTAAAAGATGCTTTTGTATTTTTACCATACAAAGAGCCATCTCAGACTTTATTGCAATTGATGGGAATTGTCGTTCAAGCGGGACAAAGATTCGCGTCGATTGCTGACATGCAAGTCGGTGACGGGAACCAATCAGCAGCTGTTGGAACGACTGTGGCCTTATTAGAGCGCGGCTCTCGGGTGATGTCAGCAATCCATAAAAGACTGTATGTGTCACTTAAAAATGAATTTAAATTATTGGCAGGAGTATTTAAAACATACTTACCGCCAGAATATCCATACGATGTAGTAGGTGGACAAAGAAATATTAAAGTTGCAGATTTTGATGATAGAGTAGATATTCTACCTGTTGCTGATCCAAATATATTTTCAATGAGTCAAAGAATTTCATTAGCACAATCTGAATTACAATTAGCAATGTCTAATCCACAAATGCATAATTTATACATGTGTTACAGAAAAATGTACGAAGCACTGGGAGTTAAAGATATAGATAGAATTTTACCACCACCTCCACCGAATCAACCTAAAGATCCGGCAATCGAACATATTGATGCAATGGCCATGAAACCTTTTCAAGCGTTTCCAGGTCAAGATCATAGAGCTCACATTACAGCTCACTTAAATTTTATGGCTAGTAACTTTGTTAGAAACAATCCTAGCATTACAGCAGCATTAGAAAAAAATATTATGGAGCACATATCATTGATGGCACAAGAACAAGTTCAAATAGAGTTTCCACAAGAAATGTCTATGTTACCACAAATGCAACAAGCAGCTGTTCAAAACCCACAAGTAAAACAACAGTTAGCTCAAATATCTCAAAAGATTGAAGCTAGAAAAGCTGTATTAATTGCAGATATGACTGAAGAATTCTTAAAAGAAGAAAAAACAATTACATCTCAATTTGATCATGATCCATTACTTAAATTAAAACAAAGAGAAGTTGATCTTAAGGCTATGGAGAGTGAACGTAAGCAACAAGAGACAGATGCAAGAATTAATTTAGATAAAGCTAAAATGGTTCAAAACAGACAAATAACTGATGATAAACTGGACCAGAATGAAGACTTAGCTAATTTAAGAGCAGACACAGCAATTGAAAAATCATTGATATCCGCTGATGTTAAATTGACTTCAGATAAAATGAAGGCTAAAGATGTTAGAACCTTGAAAGGTCCTAAATCTTAGTATATACAAACCCTAGGAGAAAAAATATGACAAAAGAAGGCAAAGGATACAACCAGTCAATATTCACTAATAAAGATGGATATCTTAAAGGTGGAAATAAAATTTCTATTCCATCTCAGAATCTTATCGTAGATCCAAGAGGAAAAACGAGTATTAGAGGAAGAGACGCAAGGATTGCATCTGGTGATAAAGTAACTGTTAGAAGCACGGGCGGCAAAGGTTCGTCTACTAAAGCTAGAAAACAGACAGCAACTTGGTTCTAGTATGTGGTTATCAGCAATTAAACTTGCTTTAAACGCTGGTGGTAAGATTTATGCTAATCGTCAAAAGACGAAGATGGCTATGTCTGATGCACAGTTAATGCATGCCGAGCGACAAGC